ACTTCCTCTGCCGCGATCTCTAGTACCTGAGCAGACTTAAAGGCTGGCTCTGTTACTAAAGAAACTTCTTTTAATTTAGCCGCTGTGACAACTGTGTAGCCGTTGCGTGATGGTTTCGATGCAACGATCTCTGCGCCGATGCTCAAACCTGCAACCAAATTTTCGCTCGCCATAATTAGGGCATCTGTACCAGCCTGTGAGCGACTTAGCTTGAAGGTTGCATAAATGCCATCTTCTTTTTCCTCAGATGACACCATGCGACCTACAGGCTTTTTCATGTCATGCTGTGATAACAATTTGATTTTTGTAGCATCAGCAATCTCAATAGATCCTGCCTCGAAAACATAAGATCCAAGATTAGTGCTGCCAATTTCATCAGTGCCAAAGGGCACTATCTTGCCGCTAATCTCGCGCTTTTCTTCATTGCACTCAATCATTGTGGCTTCAATGTATAAGGTTTCCATTAGCCTTCACTTCCATTAGGTGTTAGATCTTCCATCTGCATTGCTTGTTCTGTTGTAATTAAACCAAGTGCTAACATCTTTTCAAGTACCAGCAAACGCTCCATAGGCTCAACGCGTAGAAAACTTGAATCAAGATCAAACTTTACATAGTGTCCAGCTGTAGAAATGTCATCCATGCTTAAACGCTGTTCTATTGCAGAGATGTATGGCTGAAACGCTAGGGCTACTAATTGTTTTCTTTCGTCAAGAATGTTCGCGTATGTCATCGATGTGTTGAGGTCAGCTGACAAATAGTAAGCTGGTATTCCGCATAAGCGGCTAATCTCTGTTGCTAAATTCTGAATTGCTTCGTTGTACATCATGTCTTTAGGACTAAAGCCTAAGTTTTGCGCTTCTAGAGTAGATGTTAAGTATGCCGTTGAACGATTTTTTCTAGCTGTTGACCAAGATGTCAATAGGGCTTGTACTTCACTTGGCGGAAGATCCGCGCCAGAATTGCGAAGCACAGTTGTCGCCATCGGAGTTTGTGCAGCTACAGCACTTGCTTTCTGAATGTCAATCGCTGCTTGGATTGTGCGAGCACCTGTAGTTAATACGCCTTCATTAAACGATTGAAAGGTAACTAAAGATCCAAGACCAGACATCGGACGAGGTGAACCATCAACATAGTATTGAGTCACGACAGTGTTGGTTACATTGAGATCAAAAGTAATGCGAGTATTTGCGACCCACTCAAAAGATGCAGGACGATTATCTTCCTGATAAGTCTCGGTCACTTCTAGAAACGCTTGCCCAAAAAACAGAAGGCTATCCACCAAATAGCTGACAGTTACGAATTGAGGCTGTGACTTAGATAATTGATGAACCCATCGAGGTGCTGCAATAGCTTCGCCTGTAGACTTTTTCTTATACTCTAAAGGAATAGATCCGACAGTACACAATAAATCTCGGCATCTTTTTACCGCTGGTACACCCATTGCATCTCGTCTGGCAATGACTGGAAATGTGAAACTATAAATTGAGTTTATGCCATCGCCCATAATCTGAGGCGCGACCTGTGCTTGAAGTGTCTGAGGCTTACGCGAGAAGATACCCATAGACAGAAATTGTAGCATTTGTCAAGAGATTAGACAATATGCTAGTGCGTGTCTAACTATAAATCTGAGGCTTAGGTGCAGGGAGCATTAACTTGCTTACTGCCATTGCAACTCCAATAATGGCTGAAATATCGCCTGCCGATTTGCGTTTTATGATTCTCCAAGCTGAGTCATTGACTTTAGCTGCACAATTATTGAATTGCTGGATAAGTTCCGCTTGCCCGTTGTGAACCACTTTGTGCGTTACTAATCCAGTCAATAAATCACCACATGCCTGATAAAACTGCTGGCCTGAGACATCCTCAGTCATAACTCCAGCTTGTTTTAATCTATCGGCTATAGATTGAGTCGCATATTTGTCGTAGCACACTAGGCGCGGTTTGTATAGGTCGCACCAGCCTTTTATAGCTGCTGCAATCTTTAGATCATCAACTGCGACCTGAGAACTCCAAGTCTCCATGATTCCGATGCCAATCCGTCCATCAGGAAGAAGGCTGCCTGCAATAAGTGATGCGTTTCTCCTTGACGGACTGACATCGAAACCAAATACAGTATAAGCCCCAACTGCTATTTCTAAGGTGTTATCGCTAGTCTCTTCAAGAATTCCATGAGGCCATGGGCTCTGAAGCGAATCAATCCACTGGCATAAGGTCTCAGTACGAGTTGTCTCAATAGGTGCAGTTGCTATAGCTTCCAAGATTGACTCTCGAGAAACAGTAAATCCAAGTGCGGGATTGCTAAGAGCTACAGCATCGCGCCAAAAGGATTCTGAAGATATATCTATCTTGCAATACTGTGGAGCAGAATACTCATAGTAGCCAAAGGTCTCTGGAGGATAATCTTTAGCGCGTTCTACTAAGCCATTGAGAACTGTAGAGAATGCATCACCCGCATTCGATGTCAAAAATGTTTGGGCGTTGCCACGCGCCCTTGTCACTGGAATTGCAGCTTTGTACCCGTCTTCCGATATTTCTCGGACTTCATCAATCCATAAGAAATCAGCAGTGCGACCACGAGCTGAGTCTCGAGTATCTGAGACTAAATCGAGTGTTGCGCCATTAAGCAGCTCTATTCTTTCCCCGCCGTTAGCGTAACGCACTGCCTTAGTCATTGCCTTTAGCTCTGGAGTTGATTCTATGATCCATGCGATTTCTCTAAAAGTCATAAGAGCAGTTGCTCGGTTAGAGGACATAATGATGTGCTTCTTTTCCCCGCCATAAAACATGCCCCATATAACACGCACTCTGCCAAGGTGAGACTTGCCATTCTGTCTCGAAATTAGCAGCAGCGCGGTCTTAACTCGATATTGCTCTTTCTTATCTACCATCATCATCTGTTTAAGGATAAACTCCTGATAAGGCATAAGCTTGTCCATCTTTAGACGCTCAATCATTTTTAATACTTCACTAGATCGTGATTTGCCTTTAAGAAATGGGCTGTGAACCCTCGGTTGGGTTGCCCCTCGTAGCGGTTGGGTCTTCTTGGGATTAGTCGTCATAGAATCGGGTCAGGTTTGAGCGTAAAAGGACTGTCTGGCATTGGCTTGGACTGCATCGGGTATATATGCTCTGAAAAGACAGGGGGGGTAGACCTCTGTGCTAAAAAAACCCCCTCATTGAGCGCACCCTTCTTGCTATTGCATGGAGCACAGCAGGCAACTAAGTTATCAAGGTCATGGCTTCCACCATCCTTGCGACTAATCACATGATCTACTTGATTGGCTTCTTGACCACAATATGCACAGATGTAACCATCACGCTTCAATACTCTAAGGCGTTGGTCTTTCCACTTCTGTAAGCCAAGCTCTCTATGGCTTGCATCTCTTAATGCCACCCTTTAGTTCTCCAATGATCTAATGCAATGCATGGCTCACCATATCTATGGCCTATGTAGTCTAAGCCCCATTGTACTTGAGTCCAACCATCCTGCTCTTTAAGCCATTCACTCTTACCTTGAGGAATACCATAATGACTACCATTACTTGCTAATGGATTCCATGCTGATTCTTTACCATAGAGCTTTAATAAGCATTTATATTCTTTATAGTTAAAGTCTAATAGATATAACGCATAAGTCTTATAGTCAATGTATTGCACTGGTTTAGAGCCACCTGCATCAGGCATAATGCATAGAGCTATCCCAATAGCTACTAGCACCCCGCAAGCTACGCCCCGATAGGGCTTGCGGTGAGCCTTTGAGAGGCTCTGCGCCGTTAGCGTACCATGCGTGTCAATGATGTGCATAACTCGTGTCCTAACTAAGCGTGAAGTGAAGTTCTGCCCCTACTTATCCACAGGTGTTAATAACTTATTTATCTTTGCCCCAACCAGTTCCCTTAAAGATTGCTCCTACTGGACTAATTAACTTGATCATAGGTTCATTGCAATAAGTGCATAGAACTGTGGGTTTATCGTGCCAACCATGATGCAGCTCATTCTTTAATCCGCATCTTCCACATTTGTAATCGTAGGCTGGCATGTAAGGCATCTCCCAATCATCCATGAACCACAGCTGCATCGCTCGAT